TCGCCGACGAACCAGCGGAACGTCGGGCGGCACATCTGGATCATGAAGACATTGCGCTGGATCGGCCGCAGTGTCTGCTTCCAATCCATCTGCCGCGCCCGTTCGGCGGAGAAATTGTTGCGATAATCACCGGTGACGTTGGAATACGGCACGTCGGCGCCGGCACACATGGCCAACAGGTTGCGGTACTCGAACGCTTCATAATTGTTGCCGACGTCTTTGGGATCGGCAAAGACGATGTCCTCACCGTCTTCCAAGGTGATCAGCGACCCGGGTTCCCAGCTCTGCACCAGATCGCCGACGCTGCCGCTCTCGCGCGCCTTCTGCCAGGTCTCGGCGTTGACGCCGGGCGGCGGCTCGTCCGATTGCGCCGCAACGCGCTTGATGAAACCGGCGATCAAGGCCGCGACTTTCTTGCGGTCCAGTTCCGCATCGTCGTACTGATCGAGCAGCCACGACTTGACGATCGCCGCCGTCACCCACGGCAGCCCCCGCACCTGCCCCGGCCGCAGCACTTCGAACACATGCAGCACGTCATCCGCCGGAACACGCGTATAGCCGCCCCCGGCGCCGACGGTCGCCGCAATCTCGCCGGGGTGCTGGCGCCAGAACCAATAGGCGACCCGCTTGCCGATTGGGTTGAATTCGATACCGGCCCGGATGGCGTTCTGCGGTGCCATCGGCGACGGCATGTTGAGGCCGAACGGGCACATGTCGGATTCGAGCAGTTGCAACTGCATCGGCACAGTCAACCCGTCGCTCGCCCGTCGCGGCCGGCGGCGGATGAAGAACTCGCCGGCATCAAACAGGCACCCGGCACCGATGGATTGCTGGCCGTAATAGTCCGCCGTGCCGTCGGCGTCGGCTTCGTCGGTCCAATCGTCCCAATTCTCGATGATGGCCGCTTTGGCGGTATCGTCCTTGGTCAGCGGGATAGGACGGATGCCGGTACCGATGGCGTAAGTCACGAACACGCGCTTGGCGCGCTTCATATAGGGATTGTTGCGGGTGAGATAGCGCGACCGCGCCCGCAAGGCCGGCCCCGCCTGGATCAAAAGCGAATTGATGCCGGTGTCGGCCGGCCGGAAACTCGCCAGCCGGCGATGATGCTGTGCCCCTTCGAACCCGGAGCCGAGCGGCACCCGCCCGTGATCGAACCCAACCATCGCCTTGCGGGACACGACGCGCCCGTCCGCATGCGCGGCGACGCGAATGCGTTGCTTTGCCATGGTCAAAGACCTTTCGCAGCCACGATCTTCACGATGCGCGACGGCTTCGCCGCGCCGGCCGCCGTGGCCAGATCCTGTTCTATCAGCGTGCGGATTCGCAGCATCTCATTGAGGCCGCGGTACTCCACCGACCCCGAACTCGGCAGCGACGTACGCGCCGCACCGGTCGCGATCGCCTGATTGATCTGATCGAGATCTGCTTGCGTCCAGGGCATGGCTCTCTTCCCTACTCATTTGGCCTAATGCCATCTGTACAGATTGCTCGGCTTAAGCACCTTTGGTTCGTCTTCAATTGCGAGTTTGCTGTGATGTCGCTCTTAATCGCGCGTTGGTCGGCAGCCGATCACAAGAGCTCTAGAATATCGAAACTTGCAGAAGCCACGCGATGAATTGCACGATGCCGCAGATTGCGCTGATCGTGTTGATGGGCTTCAGCATCGCCCTCCACGCTCGTGCAATCCGTCGCCGCCGTGAGCGCGATAGCCGAGCCATTCCTTTCAAAGCTGCCCTCAACGCTTGGGCGGCCCGTCTAGTTCCTTTTCTGTGTGGGGTTCTCCGGCGAGATCGCCGCTTCTTGCCCACGGATGGATTCCTCCAAAAAAAGAGAAATCCAAAGGAACAATTTAGTCTTGCACCTCTGTGAGAACTGTCAAGCCGGCAACGACTTCAGTTCGCGTCGCCAACGTTGGCAACCTTAAGCAAAAACGCCGAAACGACTCAAGGGAACGAGGTGTGAACTTCACGTATCGAACGACATGTTCACTCCAGATTTGGCGTTGGCACGATTGTGTTCCGTATACGGACTTATACTCCGCAATTGGACCAGTGCTGAGCGGCGGAGTGGCGACGCAGTACGCGAATTAACGGCATAATATTTCTCGTCGAGAGCGTAATTCCCTAGTAGGGCCACCCGCGGGCCAAAATCGTCTGTGCTGCGTCGCACAATTGCACAGTTGGGGACGATTCCATCAAAGGGCATGTAAAGGTGTCTAGAGTGGCCCATTTTTGGGGTATAAGAGCAGTACACTTAAGTAAATAGTTTGACGACTATTTCAAGTATCAAGTGATAATCAAATTCTGTACTGAAAATTTTCTGTTGCAATACTTTTGCGACGTTACGTCGCACTAGCCGTCGGCGTCGCAGATTCCGCACTTCCGAGCGCAGCAGGTTTGCGTCGCCAGATGCTGTCCTTAACTGGTCGACTAGACACCACCCCCCTCGGCACTGGTACGGTCCTCCCATCCGCACATAGGGGAAACGGCGCGAATTGCTTTGATGAAAAAGGTGAGGTGGGAGGGTCCCAGCCCGTAGGATTCCAGGCAAGAGGCTGCAGCCATGCAACCCCAGGAGCGCTGGCCTCGCCCGGAACCCATCGATGCCGCTAGCCGATAGCTCACCCCCATTTCGATGCACGAGACACGCGCCGCCACCTCATGTCTGTTTCTTCTATCGGTTCACATAATTTGAGCGGATAACATTCCGGCGCGGCGCAACTTGTGTCGGCGTCGCTTGCGGCTTTTCGGCTTCGCGCGATGCGAACGCCTCTTCCTGTACCTTCCCCTTCACCCGTTCCACACTGGCGAAGAGGTCCATCGGCGCCGCCCTGCTCCGGCGCGGCATGGGCGAGGAGGCGTACCGCCCATTTCGCCGGGGTGTAACAGTCGAGACCGAGGATGTAGGCCATGGCGCGGTTGCCGTACCAGATGTCGAGCGGCTCGTTGGCCTGCCCCGTCCGGCGCTGCCATTCCTGCCATTATGAAAGCGTTACGTAATACACTCGCTGAGGAAGTTGGACAGAAGAGTGTGCCGCTAAATATTGTGCAGCGTTGGCTGGGTCAAGCGCGGATTGAGACGACAGTGATTTTTGCGAGCGCTATTGGGGACGAGGAACAAAACCTAGCGCGGAGATGTCGGATGTCGTTTCAAGTTGAACATTCTCAGCTCGCAAAGCCGAACATTGCACAGGGCATATCGGGCCCCAAGAACGAAAGAGGATGATCGGGCCCGAGCACGTATTCAGGCCACGCCTTAACAAGTGCATTTACCTGTCCGGTGTGCGCCTGTCCTCGCTCTATCGCGCATTCCGCCCTTTCGACGAACTTCGCTACGGAACTAACAATCACATTTTCTCCATGTACTGCGGGAATCGTAATCCGAATTGAACCGCCATAAGCATCTAGGAGGAAATGACAAACTAAGTGGTGCAAATGCTCGGTACTCTTGAGGAAATTTGAATAGTCGAAGGCACAGTTTTGTCGTGCAGCAATGCGGATGTCATACACATATCCATACTTTCCCGCGATTTGTGCAACAGCTTTGGATTTGAGCCACGGACGCCTGAGCGTTTCGATGGTAACGCTCAGAACCATGTCCGACGGGGCGTGGCCAACGCGCGCGAGCTTGTTGTCACCAACTAATGTCCACGGGAACGGATCGAGATGAATGAAACGGCGCGCGACCTTCTCGCGGGCTGGCGGATATATTGGGTCCGGATCATTGTATGATGTGCAGAATCGCCAAACCCCTTTGTCAACATCCACGAGCAGTTGATTGACGCGAGCACTGTCCGTGTCATGTCCGTTTCGGAAGTGCGCTACCCGATTGCGAACTTGACGGACTTCTTCAAGGCGTGCGTTCCAAATGGACAGCGGGGGCAAGTAGGTTGCAAATAACCGGCGATGCTTGCGGATCGTTTTAGTCAGGCTATCGAATGTCACGTAGCTGAGTGGCCCGCGCTCTCGCGTTGGCATGTGGCGTAAACGCTTATCTGCACTAAAGGGGCCCCTTGGGCGTCCGTCGATCTTGTTTTCCCAATCGCCACCATAACGGGACTTAAGCTCGACATAAACGATGTCGCGCAACCACAATTCCAACTGCCAGAGGCGCGAATAACAGTCAATCCGGTCAGGTGGAAGCGGTGGCCAGATTGAAGTGTTCTGCTCTTTAGCGGTTCTCGCCTTACCAGCCCTATTCATCTCAACTTTCCGCCAAGAGTCTTCTTATCGATTTCAGGTCGTAGGTACGCACCGGATAGCACAGCCCTGCGAGCGAACAGAATACAGCAAATCGTTCTCGCCGCAGTTTGTGGACGCAGGCAAACAGCCACTACTGGATGACGATCCCCGCCCCATTGCGAATTTCTCGCAAAGACGGTTTCAAATCACCTTGCAATACAATTTCTACACCCGGATAGCCCCTCATCCCTCCATATATCGTGACCGCACCACACGCCGGCGAACCACCTGGGACGGCTGATTCCGCGGTTCTGTAGCCGGCGCCGTTGGCTCACCGTCCCTTCCCCTCACCCGCTCCGCACTCGCGAACAAGTCATCTGCCCCGCCCTGCTCTGGCGCGGCGTGAGCAAGGATCCGCACGGCCCATTTCGCCGGGGTGTAGCGGTCGAGGCCGAGGATGTAGGCCATGGCGCGGTTGCCGCACCAGATGTCGAGCTGTTCGTTGGCCTGCCCTGGACGGCGCTGCCATTCCTGGCGGGTGAAGCCATCGCGGGTTTCGACGGTTTTTAGGTACTCGGCAGTGATCTGCTGGAAAAACGCCTCGTCGCAATCCATTGGAAAACGGATGCAGCCGGCAGGCCACAAGCCCGTCATCTTGTCCGGCCCGTCGATCGTCTTTTGCAGCGCCGCATACAATGCGCTTTTCAGCGGATGGCCGCCAATCGGCCACAGGATCGCCCCAGCCCGCACCGTGCGTCCGTGGTAATTCACATCGACTTTCTTCGGCGTTCCCACCAGCGGATGCGTCGCGCCCTTGCGCCCGTCGGTGGCGTAGAGGTTCGGGCGCCGCCGCACGAAATTGTAGACCGCATGGCTGGCGTAGCCGGAATCGACCCCGAAGGCTTCAATCGGCCATGACCGGCCCCATTCATCCGGATAAAGCCGCGTCGTGACCTCGGCGAATTTCGCCCACACCTCCTCGTCGTAGGGATCGCCAAGGATCACGTCCTTTTCGATCAGCCATGCGGTCAGCGACAGACCCCAGCCGTACACCGCGTATTCGATGCGCGGCGGCTGGCGCTGCACGTCGGCCCAGCCGGTGATCGCCAACACGCCTTCCGGGACCTTGCCGCTATCACGCTCTTCGCGGCGGGCGAACAGTTTCAGATGATCCGGCGCCTCGCCCGCTTCCTCGAAGGCTTCGCCGAGCACCTGCTGGGTGAAGGTCTTCAGCTTCGCCGTCGAATCCTTGGCCGCCAGCCATTCGGCGACGATGCCGTTCCAGTCCGCGAACGGGCTCTGGCCGCGCCACAGATGAAAACCCGGCTGCCGGCCTTGGCTCAACCGGGCGCGGAACGCCATCACCTGATCGGCTTCGACCACATCGCCCGGAACGACGTCGGTATCGTCCGCCGCCGGGAACGTCTTCAGCCATACGCCCTTGGCCAGCATCTCACGCTTTTGCCAATGCTCGATCTGGCAACCACAGCAAGGCGCGATGACGTGGGCGCCATGCGGCGGCTTTTCGCTGTCCCATTTCAGGTGTTCGAAGCGGA